GCCTGCGCTACCGCACTAGGATCGGGCGGAGGAGGAGGGGCTGGAATTTTAGGACTTCCACCCATATTAGCGCAATGCCTTTCTCATAAACTTCATGTAATCATACTCCTTTGGTTTACCGGAACGATTGAAAGTGATCCGCTTGCGAGGACCGAAACGCTCCAATAGGAGCAACAGCAAGCATCTCAAGGATTTAGCACCTTTTGAGGAGATCGTCAAGTCCACAAACACATTCTCACCATCCTCGCTATGCACATAATGATCAGGCTTTTGCCCATCTTTTACGCACCTAGCCAATGCTACTCCAGCTATCTCATCTCCATCCCTTACAATCCCAACCATATCCTGCTTCTCAAACCATCCAAACCATTCGGTCAGATTATGCCACATGCCTTCCGGAACACCGCTTTTCTCAATGTATTCAATCGCTGTCATGTTACCAGTTCTTGCAAGACCAGTACCTAGCAGTCATTTTGCTCGGAGGATTTGAATCGCAACCATGTCTAGCTCTAAAACTACGCCTACGATCAGGATTACTCTTCTTGATCTTCATGTTAGGATCGCCATATCGAATGGTCTTGGACTGACCATTCTGGCATGCGCGTACAACAAACTTCTTCCGCTCACCTGGTGTCCTTCTAGGACTATTGCAAGGCAAGTCACTCATATTGTCTGTTGAATTTGGATTGTATCCGGATTTGCCGCAGCCGTGATTTGGCGAATTGCCATCTTGTTGGCTGGAGTAGAAATCTTGATATTAAGCAGCCGCCACTTCTCGTACTTTCTCAAATCTGCCGCCAACTTCTTTTTGACTGATGTTGGAAGTATTGCTGGCAACACAAATGGAAGTGTTAATACTGAACTTGAAATGTCAATATTTGACTGAACATCAATATCCCCAACGTCTGTATCTCGCTGAATTGAAATAGTTGCATCATTTGAAAATGAGTTGTCAAAGATAACTTCAAAATGACTTCCGTATTTCAACGAAAAAGGGTCACCAAAATTAAAGTCTTTAGTGCGAACATATGATTCGTATGTAGTTCCAGAATCTTTATAGTCATCACTTGTAGTTCCAGCTGGAGACTTGTAGCCAGCATACTTCTCAATAATTCCATTTGTCTTCTTGAACATTGCCCTGGAACCTTCTTGATTAAAGTTAGTAAGCGTAAACTGCATTACCTGTGGACTCCAAGTTCCTTCAAATGCGCCAAGGGCTGTGTTGTAAACCAAAAGCGTGTCGTTGTAATCGTTTGAGCCGGTAGGTATGGCAAGGAAATAGCGGTTGTCATAGTAAATTGCAGTAGCCACACGAATAGAATCCGTATTGATGCTCTGAATTACATTCTTAACAACCTCTGAAATTGGTATGCCAACAGAGCTAAAATCGTCCGCAACAGACCTGACAAGCGACCTAATTCCGTTATCGGATAGGAACAGAATATCGCTGCTTACCTGGACTGCTGTTCCGGTTGCAACGCATCCAGTATTGTTTGAAATGATTGAAACGATCCAATCTGCTCCAGAAGTAGCATCATTTGGAATGTCAACTTGGAATACCCTGCGTTTCTTGAATACAATCAGCCTGTTCTTGTAGTATGGGACAACTGCCGTAATTGCATCGCCATCGTCTCCGTTTACAACAATGCTGTTTGTTGAATCCCATACCGATGGGTCGAGCAGATCGGATGCATATAGAGTATTTCTATTTGCGCCAGATCCAACACCAAACAATCTATTTTCAGCATTAATCAAAATCCTTAAATTGGATGGCGGAGGACTTACTGTAGCCGTAGCAGTTGCTCCGGAGCCATTCCCAATAATTGTAACAGTTGGCGCACCCAAATATCCAGATCCACCATTAACAACAGTAACTCCAGTAACAGCACCTCCTGCAACAGTAGTAATTAATTCTGGAATAGTCCCATCTAGGCTAGGACCCTGGATAATTGCAGTTGCGCTTGTGTATCCACTTCCAGCAGTAGTTACTGTAATTGCCCTCACCTTTCCACCCTGCCTTGTTACAGCAGTTCCATCCCAATAATGTAAATCGCTATCCGAGTCGGATATGTACATTTTATCGACAAATTGAGCAAAAGATGTTTCAACATCTTCAGCAACACTATACCCATCTCTCCATTGATAGGATAATGAATTCCATGTCGTTCCTGTCGTATTCCATTGCAAGTAAGGCGGGTGAATTGTTGCGCTACCATCAGACTGAATGCTGTAAAATCTTCCTCCAGTAACAGTAAGCAATTGTTGGTTTGCGGATGTTTCATAGTAGCGCATTCCACCAACGGATGTTACTGCGCTAGTCGCTCCTGTTGCAAAACTTGTTGCCCCTACGCGAGTCTCAAGATTACCCTTTGGTGAAAGGGTCATATTGTACAATTCTTGGACTTGGTTCTCTGACAATAGATCGGATTGCAATCCGCTGGCCTGTCCGCCAACAAAACTGCGTATTCCGTCAAACGACAGAACATCGTCCAAGTTGTCAGAATATAAAGGCATAAGCCTCCTTTAAGCAGAAAACATTTCTTCGATGGTTAACTCGCCAAGACTCTGCGGAGTGATCTGTTTTATGCCTCCGACTTGGCTCAATTCGTAGTTAGCCATAGCAGAAAGATCTGTATTGGCCTGTTGTGTAATAGCCTGCGCCTTTGCGTATTGACGCTCACGCTCCAAGGCATCGGCATGAGTTAAGGCAAGAACCAAGTGATGAACATGAGGCAAGCGAAGTTCGTCATCTAGCGCGGCTTGAGATGGTGGAAAGTCAACAATGATGTTTGTACGGGTAAGGCATTTCAGCTTTTCGATAACCCTCAACGGGATCGTTCCGGATGTTGCAAGCCTTGGGTAAAGGTTCATTTCTGCAACACCGATGCTATTGCGTCCTGTAAAATGATATGTATCCGGATCTCCGGTTCGATCATTAGAAAGCAATCCTGGGTCTTGGCTTACGATTGTTGCCAAATCAATTGGGTCAACCTCTGCATCATTGTAGGCAACAGAAAGAGGTGTTTCTACATTTGTCCCCAAAGTAATAAGACGGGTTGTTCCAACAGAATATGTAGAATTTGTGACAGTTTCACGCCAAGGTGCGAAGTCCCATACACGCCGGTATGCCAAGCTTGCAGCCTTTTGAAGGAATGTAAGCGTATCCGAGTCAGTCTTTCCGACCTTCTCTCCTGCATATTGGGCTATTTCAGTTAGAGTCATTTACAGGCTCCAGGTTAAATCTTTCAAAAACTTCTCCATCAATCTCCTCGGTATAGGCTCCGGTAACCCGATAACCTTCCGATACGCTTGCAGGAGTATATGGCTTGATTCCAACTTCAGCAAGTTGCTCTTTGCTCCAGCACCAAAAGATGCTGGCAGGATGGTTGACATCTCCAATTCGAATGCCTTCGGGTTGACGGATAATGTTATTTTCGGATGTGATCCACATAGTTACTCCTTATCTAGCTCTTGCGTATTTGAATGGTGATTCGGCAAAAGCTATAAAAATAAAAGTTCCACCAGAACCATTACTTGCTGTTGCAACACTTCTTAGTTTGAATCCATTTGAAAGATAATCCATAATTGGTGGAGAATATGGGCCGCCTTCTGCATTTGAATAATTCGGATAAAGTTCATAATCAAGTCCATTATATGTAGATCTGGATGTGTCTTTAATAATCCAAGGTTCAACAGAATCTGTCCTTTTCAACATTATAAATTTTGGTCTAAATCCGCAGTAAATAAATGGACCATCTGTGCTTGCGTTTCCAACATAAGATCCAATTTTGCTAAATCCATCAACTTCAGCAAAGCAGTAGGCAATGATGTTTCCGGTATTTATTAATCCGCTTCCATAAGTAAATGCTGAAGATGTCGGCGAAACTCCTCCCCATGCCGCATTATTCGAGGTTGTTGCTGCCGTTGTAGAATTTAATAATGTCCATGCACTAGCTCCCAATGAGGCATGATAAACATACCAATCAGTTGTGATTGTTCTTGATTTTGTAATAATCATTTTTGGGGCAACGCCAAGAATGTGCGAAACACTCAAAGTTCCAGATGTTTGAGCAGTAAAGCTGACAATATCCAAACCAGCAATTGTTGCCTCATCCCATGCCCATGCTATTTGAGTTGATCCGCTAGCATTAAATCCTGTGCTTGTATCTGGAGCCGGATCTGCACCTAAAGTAAATCCATTTGAATTAAATGATGTTAATGATGTTGTCGTTGTGTCTGTTGTTGTCGTATTTGAAAATAGAAAAGTATTTACTCCTCTTACAGCATCAAATAGATAATTGTATGTTGCATTTGCCCTGGATTTAAGCCACACAAGATTGGGGCTAAATCCAAGACTGCTTATTGTTTGCCCTGTTGCATTTCCCGTGTATGTAACCGCATCAAAATAACTGCTAGGCTTCTTGATTGTAGGAGTTGTGAGGTTGGTTGTACAAAGTGCCTTAAAGCCAGTTGGCGCGGTGTAGGCAAATGGACGTTGGCCGAAGTTGGCAGTCAGTCCAGATGTAGTGCTAGCATTATATAATGCACATGAAAATACATATTCAGATATGCCTATTGATTTTTCACCCAAAAATGTGTTG